GTGGCGAAGAAGCGGAAGCGGTCAGCGTTGTCGGCGGATGCGGGTGCGGTGGTGCTTTCGGGTCTGGAGGTGTCGGCGTGGGAGGCCGCGCGATCGCGGGCGCGCTCGTCCGTGTATCGGACGCTGGTGGTTCTCCTCGAGCCGGGTAAGCCGGTTGACGTGACGGTTTCGCTCCGGCCGGCGGGATCCGCGCGGACGGTGCGGTCGGCGGTGTTGGCCGCGGCGAGGCGGGAGGGGATTCCGGTTCAGACGGCGGTCACGCCGGAGGGCAACGTACTCGCGATGCGCCCGGAGCAGCTGGAGTTGCCGAAGCGGAAGCGGAAGGCGGCTTAGGAGGGGGGGTGGCCGGCCCCGGCGCATCTGCCTCGGCAGGGGACGCGCGCGGGGCCGGCTTACGTGGGGATGGTACTACGCGGGTGCGACTTCGATCCGGAGGCGCTCGCGGTACGCGCTCCATGACTTAGCGGTGAAGTCGACCTCGTCACCTTTGCGTGCTTCGACGAGGCGGGTGTCGGGCTTCCAGCTGTTGACCTCCACGACGTCGCCGGTGCTGTCGTCGAGGACTTTGATGCTGTCGACCTGAGCAGCTGTGCCGTCCTTACGTTCGACGGTCCTGCTCTCCATTTGGCTGGTGACGATGCCGGTGATCCGCATTTGCTCGTTCCTTTCGCTGGCTCACCCCTCGGCCCGTCTGGCGGGCTGGTGGCCTGCTGTGGTAGGGTACCACGCCAGGTGAGAAGCCGACCCAGCGACCCCGTGCCTGTCCCGGTTGTCGTGAGTTTCTGGCTGTTCGCGGTGTGGTACGCGTGGTTCGTGTGTGGTGCGCCGTCCGTGTACGCGTTGTGGGGGTCGTGATGCCGTGTGCTCCGGCGTGTACGACGAATGACGTGGTGGCGGGGCTGGCGCAGGTGTCGGTGCAGGTGCAGGGCCTATCGGCGTATCTCATGGTCGTCTGTGGTCTGGCGCTGTGCCTCCTGATGGGCGTCGCGGTTCTGTTGTTCGTGAGTTCTCGTTGACGGGTTTCGGCGCTTTCATCTTCGGGTGTCTGGTGTTCGCCTGGGTGGCTGAGATATTCGCCTCGGGGGTTCGTTCCATTTTCGGGTCCGTTGAGTGACGTACGCGGAGTTGCGGTACGCACTGAATGACACCGCCGCATGGGTGGCGTTCGGAGCGTTCCTCGCGATTCTGGCGACGTGCCTACGGGTAACTTGGCCGCGATGGCATTGATGCGGTCGGAAGGGAGGTAGGGTATGCCTACGCCAGATCCGTCGGTACTTCCGGCGGCGGTTTCCGCGACAGCGGCGCTGTTCACCGCGAACTACGCGACGTTCCTGACGGCGACGGTGGCGCTCATCGGCATCATCGTTCTCCCGTCGATCATCATCCGTGGCGGCCTTGGGAAGGCTCTCCACGCTCTGCGTGGCATTTTCCGGGGCGCACGGTAGCTAGCGGCTGAGGGAAGGGAGGTAGGCGAAGTGAATAGCAGAGTCGCACGGCTGTTGGCCGTGACTATGGGTTTCACGCTGCTGATTTCGTTCGTGCTACCTCCCGCGCCCGTGGCTGGGAGCGGGGTGGACTTGATTAACAATCCTCCGACAGGGTGGTCGGTGGTGGCTCGGGCGTGCTCGGGTGGTTCGTGCGCGGATCCGGCGAACGCGACGGACGCGAACGATGGGACGTTTGCGGTTTGGAATACGGGTCCGGGGAGTGGGTGCGGCGGGGGCGGCGCGCCTCGAACGTGTCGGGCGTACGTGCAGTGGTCGCGGTCGTCGGGGGTGACGACGCAGCTGGTGCAATCGTTCCGGGCGTTGTGGGGTTGGGGCGCGGGGTCGGCGCCTAACATCACGTCGATTTCGTTGGAGGTGTACGACGGATCGTCGTGGGTTACCTGCTACACGGCGGTAGCGGGCGCGGCTGGGGAGCTGTTAGCGGACTGCCCTACGGGTCTGAATCTCGATTCGACGACGGGGGGCATGTACGCGCGGGTGAATTTCGAGGTGCCGGACTCGTCGAACGCGGATCTGCGGCTGTACTCGTACGAGGTGTACGGGACGTCGCAGACGGCGCCGACGACGTTCACGGACTACGTGTACGGGCTGCGGCTGCTGCATCCGCCGTTTCAGCGCGTTATCTCGTGGTTCTGGGCCAAGACGTGGACGGGTGCTTGGTCGATTTCGTCCGCGAACGATGGCGAGTTGGTGAGTCACCCGGGGCCGGGGAGTGGTGGTACGCAGGACGGGACGGAGTCGTTCACGATCCAGTGCCCGGTGGTGTGTACGCACGACACGTACACGGTTCACGTGCAGCCGAATGGAGGGACGGACGGGACGTATGACATTGACAGCGACTTGAACGGGTACGCGATTGCGCCGACGTCGGCTGCGATCATCTCGTATGTTGAGGGTTGTTACAACCTGACGGCGAGCCAGTGCGCGGCGCCGCTCGCGGGTGCGGTGGACGTGGCGGGCGTTCGTTTCACGCTGACGACGGCGATAGCGGGTCGTGATGCGACCGGCACGGTGTCGTTTGGTCGGTGGGATCGTACGCAGGACGGCTGCGTGTTTGTAGGGTCGTACGTGACGACAGCGCCGTTGGCGTCGGGCGCGACGTATACGCAGCTAATCTCGGCGTGGGATCAGGGCGGGGGGTTCTTCGACGCGGACGGCAAGCAGCTGTGGCTGGTGCGGTGGAATTCGTCGCGTGACGGGTATCACGAGACGTGTAAGACGCTGGCGGTGGACGTCACGACGGGGGGGGGTGTGAGCGTGCGGTCGACGCCGGTGGCGACGACGACGCCTTGCGAAGGGTTGGAGGGGTTGGCGTGCGCCGTGAGGGAGGCGCTGGCGGTCGCGGAGGACGCGTTGATCGACCGGACGACGGACGCGGTGGAGGGGCTGCGGTCGGCTGCGCTGCAGAAGCAGCCGTTCAACTTCATTGTGCGTGGGTACGATGGGGTTTCGGCGCAGTTGACGCGGGCGCTTGCGGCGGTGACGACGACGAGCACGTGTGCGGGGTACACGATGGTTCTGCCGTCGATGCCGCCGGCCTATTACACGGGGTTTGCGGGCGCGACTTCGGCGCCTGCCTGGCCGACGTCGGTGCCTCAGCCGTCGTTCACGGTGCTGCGGTGCGCGGACTTCGAGCCGCTGGGTGGGACGTCGTGGTGGCAGACGATCCGTGGGGCGATGGGGACAGCGACATATTTGCTGTACGCGTACTCGCAGCTGCGCCGGTTGCAACCGCATCTGGCGCTGGGGGGTTAGGTGGGGGTCGCGGTATTCATTGCGCGGATGGTGGCGGTGGTGGCGGTGCTGTCTATAGCGATCGCGTTGCTGCCGAACGCGAGTTCGTACGATAGTTCGACGCTGACGATTCCGGACGTGATCTGGAATCCGATAGTGGCGGTGCTAGGTCTGAACCGGTATTTCCCGATTCAGGAGCTCCTGACGGTAGCGACGGTCGCGATCGGGATACAGGCGGCGTTCGTCGGGGTGTGGCTGTACGGGTGGCTGTCTCGGCACGTGTTCGGGGGCGGATGATGGTCGTAGGCGCGGTGGTCGTCGTGTTGGTGCTCGGGGCGCTCGCGTGGGCGGGTGGCCGGTTGTTGGGGAGGTGGCCGCAGACGCCGTGGGAGTAACGGGGTACGTTGGTCTGATGGGATCGGGGAAGACGCGCCGTGTGGTGCGGCATTGCCTGGACGCGCTGAAGGAAGGGCGCGACGTGTATGCGAACTTCCGGCTTGGGTTTCGGACGGAGGGGTGGATGGTGCCGCTGTGCGGGAGATCCGTCCATTACCGGACGTATCGCACGACGCACGAGGCCGAGTCTTACGAGTTTCGTGGGCGAACGCCGGTGTTGGACTACGTCGGGCGCGAGCAAGGGTGGCGTTTCGGTCGGGGGTTTGTGTCGGACGATAAGGCGCAAGTGTTGGAGTCGTGGGAGCAGCTGCAGGCGCTGCGCGTGTTCCGCGACGAGATGGGTCGGTCACACAAGGTGCGGGTGGTGCGTGACGAGGCGGGTGAGTGGGTGAGCGAGCGGGAGTGCGCGGTGTGGGATTGCGACGGGTGCAGTAAGGGTGTGACCGTCGCGATTGACGAGTTGAACCTGTGGGCGCCGTCGCGCATGTGGCAGGATATGCAGCTCGGTACGCTGACGCGGTGGGCGTACGCGCGCAAGGACGGTATGGACATCGTGTGGTCGGCGCAGCACGAGGCACGGATCGACAAAGTGCCGCGGGAGGTGACGGACTTTATTTACACGTGTACCGCGCTCGGCGGGTCTGCGCCGCTGATGCGGCTGCAGATGTTCCAGCTGCGTCGATGGGTGCCGGCGCTGCTGACGGAGAAGAATCGAGTGGTAGCCGGCGAGGGCGCTCGCAGCTCGGGCGCGATCGGTGGATTCGAGTGGCCGGAGTTCGTGGTGAGGTTCGGGCGGAAGCTGACGACGCGGGAGGAGGAGGCGTACGACACGTACGAGCACGTACAGGGTTCGGGGCACCTTGCCTCGGCCCGGCGCGGAGCGCCCGGAGGCGCGCGGAGCGCCGGCGTGCGTCCTCGGCCGGCCGTCACCGTAGGGCGTAGCGAAGCGGAGCAGACGCGCGTAGCGCGTCTTGACGGCCGGCGGTCCTCGACCGTCTCCCCTGCGCGGCCCGTGGCCGCGCTCAGAGAAGCGGCTGGAGTCGTGCGTCGGGGGGTGGACCGCTAA